CGGCATAACATTCTCCATTTATTGAGTTTTAAGTTCATAATTTTTAGTTCAAAGACCTGCGGGCAGGATTGGCCTTACCCGCTACCTGCTTGATACGCTTTTATCTGTCGGCTGGTCATCGACCCCGATTGAACCCTAACGTGTTACTGCCGAAACAGAACATCCAAGTCCGCCATATCACAATGGTATGATGCGTTTCACACACGCCGCCGCAGGTCTTAACTTTTTAAATAATGCCATCGCCCCTACTCCAGCCCTCGGGACAATGACTTTCTACCGTTAATTCGGTTACATCGCCGTTTATGTACTGGACGCGACCATCGTTTTAGCATTTACAATGCTGCGAGCTCAATAGCAGGGGCGGGATTCGAACCCGCGTCAAACGGCTTATGAGACCGTGCTGGTGCCAACTCCAGTCCACCCTGCAATAAAAGGACGGTGGCATTAGCGATGATAGAGGAGGGCCCACCGTCCTGAAATGTGCGGAGCCTGGGGGAATAAAACACTAATTTTAAAAAGGAGAAGTGTTATGATTAACTCCGCACATTTGTTAATTTGTCAAAGAGCATCGCCCATCGGGGCGAGATCATAGGTGTCAGACATCAGACGTTAAACATCCGACTTCAGACGTCAGACATCCGACATCAGACTTCTGCTATCCGTCATCAAACTTCTTGTCTTCCACCGGCTCAAGGCGTTCCTCGACGATCCAACCATTGATTGAATCTCCATGGTTATTAAAACCTTCCAAAAGTACTTTATTTGAGCCATAAAGATAATGTGTATAAGCAGTCGCTGTTCCCTCGAATCCATTTACCTTATCCCTATACCTTTTTCCAAACTCTATAGTCGTTTTTATTTCCATAATTTTCAGCTCCCGATTAACTGATTATCTGATTTACTCATTAACTCCTTTATCGCCTCTTCCAAAGGCACCCTGCTCTCGATGAATCCGTTACCGCGGCATTGATGACATTCGATTTCTTCCGGCGGCCAGTGCTCCGAGCCATAAGGATAACCGCGTTCTGCCATCCATACATCTCGCAGATTCACCTGGTCATGCATAGATTCGTTTTGAATCGAACGGCAAAAGTCAGCAAAATCTTCATAAAGTTTTCTATGCGGACAGGTCACACCTTCCCCGCCGCAAACGCTGCATGTCTCTTTTGCTATTACAAAATATTGACGCATTATTTAGTATCCAGTATTTAGTCGTTGGTATTTAGTTAACTCAAAACTCAAAATTCAGCACTCAAAACTAATATTGCATTTATGTTCGTTTCGCCGGGAACGCCCCTGGCATCCTCTGTAAGGCTCGAAAGCTCTGGCCCCTCTTATGGCACCCTCCGCTTTCACTTCCCTGCTATGTCGCAACCGTGCTTTCAAATTGATACGCTCCTTAAGCCGGTTTATCTTTCAATCCAATAATATGCAATTCCGATTAAAATCAAGATTCCAAATGCCAATATTTCCATTTTTTCACCCTCTTAAAATAAAAAGGCTCGCTGCTTGAAAAATGTCTCAGGCACTGAGGACTTTGGAAGCGAGCGAGCCGGTTGCTCTTGTTTCTTTCGGTTGATATAATTCTTTGATCATCCTCAGTGCCTTTCATTTGATTTATTAATTATTGATCATGTTTGTATTATCGACTTATGACGAAAAATAGTCAAGTGAAAAATCTGAATTTCTAAAAAATATTTTAATTATCGCCGTTTTCGGGCTGGAAACGATATTTTAGCCCCAAGCTCGTTAAGAACCGCTGAAATATATCTGGCGGTCATATTGCCGCCGGCCAGGTAATTATACAGCGTCTGTTGGTTGCAGCCTATTCGCCGGCTCATCTCCGGTACGCTGATTATTTGTTTGGCCATTTGCTGTATGATTTTTTTTCTTAATTCAAATTTCATTGTCAGCCTCACTTTATTTTAATAATAAAATTATGTCTATATTCCGACCCAGATTTCCAATTAGCGTGACGACTTAATCGCACGGTTCCTAATTTTGTGACCCAATAAAATGAATCTTCACTTATGCGGGACCTCTGAAAATGACCGTATTTCTTTGTGAGAAATGAACGTAATCTAATGAATTTTTTGTCACAAATCGCCTCTTTGTGTTCTATGAGTTTTTTCCACGCTTTCGTTCGCAACTCAACTTTTAGTTTGCGGGCTATGGAATTGAGGCAGAGTGATCTGAAACCCTCTTTTGCTTGATTAGCATAATGCCTGCTGTTACCCCATGAACCTTTACATTTGTGATATTTGTAGGCACAGGAGTATCGAGCAATTAAACCATTTAAGTATGATCTCTCTTTGTAAGGCAAACTCGAAGAAAAACCGAAAACCTTACCTGCTCGTGCATATTCTTTAGCACGTTTTATTACTTGTTTTTTAGTCATAATTCTTCAAAGACCCGGCCCCCGGCCGCTACGGACCGAGGGCTGGGTTAAAAAATGCTTATATACCCGTAATTTTCAAATCATAATCACCGTATGCTTCACCTAATATTTGATTTATTATTTGAGTGGCAGTTGGTTTACAAAGGATTTCTTCGCCAAATCCGCTCCCAAAATAATATACAGGATATTCCGTGACTTGAATGAACCACTCCGGCATATCGTCCAGCTCATCACCGAAAGTTGATTTGATTTCTTTTTCGGAAGAATAAATTTGAAACCAAAAACCATCACCTAAATTATAAGCGTATTCACGACATAACGCCTTTGCAAATTCAGGCAAAGAATCCGCTTCGCATTCAGCTTTAATTTGGCCTTTGCGACTTGTTTGTGGACCATAAATCCATTTTGCTTTGTAACGTGCCATTTTTTAACCCTTTCAAATAAATAGTTCATTAAGCTTTATAAGACCCGGCCCCCGGCCGCTACGGACCAAGGGCAGGGTTAAAAAATCTTAATCTTTAAAGACAAAACGAAATTCACCAGAATCGACAATAATCAGCCCAAATCCGGCATATACTTCATAGCCACAAGGTTGCTCCTCAATTCTATGAACAATAGTAATGTCTGGATTATGTCTCTCGAAGTCTTTGACGGTATCCCTTGTTACTATAATCTGATTAACTTCCGAACAATTACCGAAAGTATAACGCTTGAACCAATTAAATAATTCTTCTCTCTTTTTGAATGCTTCTGATTGTTTCATTTTTTAACCCTTTCAAATATTGATTTATCAATTAACTTCTATATTAATAATACGAATATATTAGACTTTTGTCAATAAGAAAATCTAAAAAAAGTGAAAAATAGTGAAGTTTTTTGGCCCATAGAATGCCGTTTTAATGCCCTGTGGGGCGATTTGGGCGGCTCATTTTAGGTGCGTATAATAGTACTTAAAAGTTTTTATAATGCCCTGTTTTTGGCCTGTTATTAACGGTGACAATCGAACAATCCTTATTATTTGGCTAAAATCAAGGATTTTGATGGTTAAGAAAATCTATTATAATAGTATAATTAAAATAAGGCGGCCGCCCGGCGACGGCCGCCCAAGGAAAGGAGGACTATGAAGTCCTGAGCAGCTCTTTTCGCAGCTCGGCTATCTTGATAATCACATCGATTAACGCCCTGTCGGCCGGGCCGCTGGCCTGAATATGATTATCGATACGCAGCTTGTTAAACTCACGCAGCAGACTTGCCGTCCGCAAATTAATCTTTGCTATATGCCGGGAGATTTTCATATTTAAGCTGCCGGTTTTTGAATACCCAAAACCTCCGCCCTACAGGTAAGAGCCGATCCTTCAGCTGTTGTAATCTCAATTGCAAATGCCTCACCGGCGGCAATCTTCGTACATTCAACAGGCGTAGAATTAGGTACCGGCATAAGAATCAGATAACCGCTCGTGCCGGATATATTGGTTAATGTATAGGTGCCAAATTCATCACAGCTACCACCTGCTTTGCCTGCAGTAATAACAGCCGCTGTGACCGCTGCACTGAACTCATCGAGGATAAGCATAACAGGATAAAAATCCTTATCTTCCGGGGCGGTATGCAGACTTGTCTCCGTATCCGCCGCAGCATTAAGGTCAATCGAATTATCACCGCTTACCAGACCTATCGAATGTTCTTCCAAAAGCATTTTATCTCCTAACTTATACAAACAACGTTGCCGTTGTGAACTACAATTTCACCGTTATGAGTAATAATTTTATCTATAATCGATTCTGCCTTGACGGCGGCACCGTGAATAGTCTTAAATGGATAATTGGGATTGGCGTAACCGTTCTCGTTGATACAAATCAGCCATTTACCCGAGCCGGTCGTTTCATTTAACACATCCGTCTCATGCAAAACAGTCGGAGATGCTTCGTCCCAATAAATGTAAATATTGGCTGAATTACTTTCCGTTATTTCATAGCTAATATTGTTCAAACAAATTAAAATATCCTCTTCACTGTCATCCTTCGACCATGAGACATAACCGGTGGATGGATCATTATTGCCCCAGGCAAGATTTGTGATGATGGGAAAATCGTAGTTCTCGCCTTCGTAAAATTCATCCAGATTAAATTTATCAATCTCCCCGCTTGTTATCGGCCTGGTTCGAGATGAGGGCGACGATGAAGATGGTACGATATAACTGGACTCCGGGGTATCCGGCTCCAAATCATCACCGCCGTAAACATCCTCATCGTAAATTTCGCAGCTTATAGTGCGTGAAAAATCGCCGCCTTCGTTTATACCCGTTATTCTGAACATTTTAGTTGCATCGGATGTGGGGCCGAAATCATAAAGATCGCCTTTTTTGGGATTAATTGTCCACGTATCGGTTATCGTAATCAATGTCCCATTAACTGAACTTACCGTGTGAATTTCTATACTGTCGCCCCCGGTATCAGGGTCGCAGACGCGGACTACTATCGTATCTGTTCCCGTATCCATACATGGACTATCGACAATGACCTGGTTATTAGCAGGGCAACCAACAATTCTGCCTCCCCTTTTCCAGGGTGGCATTAAACTGACCACATCGCCTTTAACGGAAACAATCGCATCGAGGTCGGATTCGTGCTCCGAGCTTAAATTAATGAGCCTGTTCCTGGCCATCTCATAATATAAGGTTCGCCAGGCCTGTGAAGCCTTGGTTATACCGAAACCATTGACTGTTATCTTTTTGTTCGGACAGCCGATATTTGAATCGTAATATAAAAGCGGTGTCTCTTCAAAATCCTGCTCGGAATTAAGAAAGTTTATCTCTATTTCTGATGCCCTGTCTTCAGTCTCCATATAATTTAGCTTGAACGTTTGCGGCTTAATATTGCCGGCGGAAAATAATTGTACGCTTGGCCCCGACCATGGCTTATCTACAACGATATCAAAATCCCTTCCCACCATAACAACCTGGCAGCGTGCCATTGCACAAACCTTTTTGACTGCATCCCAGACATTCATTCCCTGGTCGAATACCCCGTTAAACGTAATTCTTTTTTCCGTGCCGCCCGCACCATCATCGACAAGACCATCATAATGCTGCGCGGCCTCGTACCAATGGTCAAGATACGGCAGCAACCGGGCAGGATCGTAGCCGTCATATCTTTCAATCGCATAAGGTGTCGTCGGTAAATCCGGGTCGCCATCGCCGGAGATCACCGGCTGGGTAAGAATATCCCAGATTACCCAGGCCGGGTTATTGCTGTATTCCAGGTTCCAGCTCATACCATCGTAAACATTGATTATCCTGCATTCCTGCTCGCAGGAGACCTTCATAGAGCCTGAAACCTGGTCGCTTGCAAGGGCCTCGATTCCCAGAAGGGTGAGGTTGGGAAATTGAAAAGCCGTATCGATTACCTCTCGAACCGAATGCAGCTTGACAGTTCTTTGAGCCCTGTCATCCTCTGCAAATTTAGCCAGGGTCGAAGTGATTTTAATATCATATCGAGTGCCGTTTGTCACAGTTACCGGTGAGCCGCCGGTGTAAGTTTCTGTATTAAGATAATTTTTAAAGTTTATCTTGTTATTCGAGCAGGATAACTGCTCATCGACCAGCGTCGTCCAAAAATCTTCACCATGTTCGGATATCTCAATCTTGACCCCAACCCATTGAGTGCCGTTTTTGCCCGATTTACGAATATAAAACCCGAAATATTCTATTGCTATCTCCAGACTGTCGTAATCATTATCCGGCGTGGTCCATGTAAATGGCCCATCGGCATATATCACCTCTTTATCGGGCTCGTATTGGATTTTCAGCCCCTCGAATATCGCATCCTGATTAATCAGCCCCCTTTGTTCCGTCACTGTCACATTACTGTAATTGTTGTAAGGCAAATCGTTAATCTGGATAGTGCCGTCGACAATACCCTCGAACGGCCCTTTACCGAAACTCAACAGCATATACATCGTCTCTTCGTAGCCGGTCGGCTGGGTCCAGGAGGCAATAATATTGCCGTACATCTTATTCCTGCCGTAAGCTCGCGGAATTGTCAGACCCGCCTGCTGTGTAGTAATACCGGCCCATGTGTAGCTTTGTGCCGATACACCTTCAACATCCATATCCTCACTTAAAGCCTTACTAACAAGATAAGAAGCTCCATAAGCAATAGCTATATTAATCGCATAAGGAGCAAGAAATGCAGCTATTTCAGCCGCCATATGCATGGTTTCAATAGTCGCTACTATCGTTGCTGTTGTTACGGGATCTCTTATTGCAGGCATAATCAGGATTTCATCACCGCCCTCGAGCTGACAATCGTATTTTTCGCCGAGCCCGGGATCCAACTTTTTTTGATTGACAAAGCAGATCGGTTCGCTAATCCTGCCGGCAAATTTTCTTATCAGCTCTTTAATATTCTGGCCGGTGAATCTAATCTTTTTGATTAGACGATTCTTATTGATTTGAAAGGGATTCTTGATGACAACAAGTTTAATCTGGTCTGTGTTCATAAATACCCTCAATAGCCGCCGACCAAAATGGATGTTTTAACGATGTAATACATACAGAGCATTTTGCAGTTATATGAATAAATCGCTTGCAATCTTCGAGTATTACTCCAATATGCCATTTTTCATCGCCCTTATCATCAATTATTCGAAAAAGAACCAGAGACCAGGGTTCAGGTATTCCAAGTCTTCTAAATTTCGATTGCTTCTGCAGCTCTATCAGTTCTTTCCTGTCTGAACAGTTAAATGGATCGTCGTAATCAGGAAGCTTGTACCCGGCCCTGCAAGCAACCTCCATACAAAGACCCCAGCAATCGTAAAAATTAGGACCGCGACCATCCTTTTTATATGGTTTGCCTATTAAGTCATTTAAAACAACAGTTTTAATTTTTGAGTTTTGAAATTTAAGTTTTTTCATACGAACTTTACCGTCTTTGCCCTTAGTCCCGGTTGACCACCGAAACGGGCAAGATTACCAAGTTCCGCGCATCTTGAAGGTGTCCCATTGCATTCGGTCTCTTCTCCGCTGTAGCCGCATTCGATTCCTTTGAATCTGCTGTAATACCTGCATTGATTTGCAAAATATTTATCGAGTGGAAATCTCTGATTCAAAGGATTGGGCATTCCCAGGGTCAGGATTATATATTTATCACTTACCGAGCAATCTTTAACTATAAATTCGCATGAAAGGCTCGACATATCGAGATCAAGATGCTGCGAATTAACCGGCGTCGCAACTATCGTCGAGCCTATAAGACCATTATAATCTTCGACATAGGGCAATAGATAGTTAACAAGGTCGGCATTGGTTATCTGCAGCTCACGCTCGGGAAGTTTCGTATCGGCATTATCGTATTTTCCTAATATAAAATTATTTTTGTGATACGTATTTGATATTATCTCCACTACTTCGTCAATATCATAAAGCTGCTCGATCTGATCAGCCGTCATTGCAATATCATAAATGAATACACTATCAAGAATACCTTCAAAAGCATCGCCATATACATCTTTTCCTATAGTTGCCGACTCTAAGTTACCGACTATATCAGCGAACCATTCGACGTCGCTCGAAGACCCCGTATCATAAACCGGCGTCACTATTGAACCGTCGATATACATCTTACTGCCGGCCGAATCCATTGTCACAGCTATATGATGCCAGGCATTGTCGTCATAAGTAGTTGCACCGGGCGAATGAAAACCGATTGCATTGCCGTAATATGAATCGAATATCTCGACATAAATCTTACCGTCCGCCCCGAGATAAATTTCGATATGATAAGCGTAGTAAACCGCCTGGTCGAAGCTAATCAGCATTTCCTTCGCCGATATTGTATCCTTTTTAAACCATAATGCAATTGTACCCTCCGTATTGTCCTCGACCCCTTCAATTGCATTTTCAATATCGATATAATCGCTCGACCCGTTAAAGCTCAGTGCATTATCGAATTGCCCCTCGACCGATATGTCCTCTGTGTTCTGCTGAGCTTCACCATGATAATTATTACCCGAAGAATCGAGAATAGTTTTTGACGCTGCATCATCGTCGAGCTTCCAGTTAGCCACAGGATCGATTGTGCTCTCGTATGCATAAACGATATTTTCGTTATTATCGACAAAATGCAAGACTTCATCGACACCGTCGATATCTATATCCAGCAGCCAGAGCATCGCCGATCTGGTTGCGAGCTTATTTTTTTCATTATTAATATCGGCCGGTAAGATAACTGGCATTTCGTTTCCTTAAGTATAATAATATTCAATGATAATCGAGAATGCGGGCATATTTGCATTCGTGCCCTGCGTAAGGGAAAAGAGCAGATGTTCACCGGCGTTCAATGATGCATTATCAAGATTGCCAAGGTCCTCATAATCGCTCGACGGTGGTTGCGTAGCTGCGTTATAAGTCTTGGTAACTATCGAATTTGATGCATCATCTGTAATTGCAATAACAGCCGTATTACTATTATCTATTCCAGCCGGAGCACCCTCGGTAAGAATTCCTACCGACTCAATAGTCACTGTCTTTGGATTGACGAAAATAGGCCGGTTTGCAATATCGGCATCGGCCGCTAAATCTTCGATTCTTATAATAGCTTGTCTCATTTTTTCCACCTGCTTTCCAAACATGGATAATTTTGCGTAATACAAATTGATACAGCCGGATTCCAGAGATATATCAATCGGCTGTATCAATCTCATTTCCCAGTCTTCGTTTGTTATGGGATTGCGCCAGTCGAATTTAGAGCTTCCAATTTTTATATGATCTTCGTAGTCGGCTATAATTTCTTTTTCGGCATACGTCAGATAGCTATAAGTAAACGTAAGCAGCTTCGGCAATGCCGTAGTAAACCTCGCCCTTGATGCAATATCGCCATTGGCAAACTCGCTTCTTATGGTGGGATCGATCGGCCTGCTTTCGGTCCAGCCCTTAAGGGCATCCGGTGCCCTGCTCAAATCAAATGTCGGAAAAGGTTTTGCCATGCTATCCTCTTATCATTTTCCTAAATCTGCCATCCTGCCTTGCATTTTTAGCAATAATAGATAATACCCACTTTTCGCCGTCGAATTGAGGCTGGGATGCCTCGAACGGCTGTCCTGTCTGATTGTAAATATTGACCGTGGGGGCTCCTGATTTCAAACTACTCGTTTTGACAACACTTTCATCCGTTGTTGCTATAATAGGAACCTCATTGGTTGCCAGATTTAGACCATTATGTGCTCGCTTTGCCCCTATAAATACATCAGGTGAAACGAATCGAGTTTCTGAAGGATTGCCGATTTCACCGCCTCTATGATATTCTCCTACATTAAAATCGAGTGCCCCGCCAATCCCGCGGGTAATACCGGTAGCTACCTGAAACGAAGCAATCTGTACCATCGCCGCGGCGATACTTTTACTAAAACTCTCAAAAAAGTTTTTAGAATTCATTGTCGAATCATAAAAGGCACTTGCCATCGAATCGCGGAACGAAGTCGCCACATTATAGCCAAGTTCACCCCACGTATATAAATCATCTTCCATTTGCATTGTAGCCCCGCGAAAGCCGTCGGCGATACTGTCGGATGATTCGAGCATTTTAATTGTCAACTCCCTCTCCTGAGCCTGATACCATTTATCGAGTAATGCTTTATCGTTTATGAACTCCGAATAATCCTCCAATTGAAGATCAAGTAATTGTATCTGGGCGTCCCTGTACTGCTTGTCTTTAATACCCAGATCATCGTACATCCGCGCTGTTATCTGTGCCCGCTTCGATGCAAATTTTTGATTTTCATCCTCAACTTTGGCCATTTCGGCGATTTGCTTTTCGGTCAACTTCGGAAACTTCTGCTCGAGCGCATCGATTTCCTGCTCGAACGCGGAGCGAGGTTTAAAATTAATTCCTTCTTCTATAGATTTTCTGAATAATTCTGGGTCCTGTAAAGTTTCAGGGCCACCTTCCTGCTCTTTAAAAGATTCCCTCAACATTTTTGATAAGGAATTATATGTTTTCAAGTAATTGCGAATGTTATTAATCTTACCCAGATCATCGCTGAGTAAGCCGATAAATCTACCTGCCAGATTGGATTGAATAACAGAAAATCCACCTTCTAATTTTTGAATGTCACGTAAAACCTTTTGATACCTGCTCAAGGCATCCGTTACATCGTTCAAGACAGGCAGTAATGTATTGAGTTCAAATGAGGCTACCTCACCTAAACTTCTTTTAAGTTCCAGCCAGTGCTGTTTTGTTTGATTCAATCTATAGGAGGTGGTTTCACTCGCCTTTTGAAAATTTTCTTCAGCCAGGCCGACCGAGTTTAAAATGTACTTATAATCTTCGGCAACCAAACCGGAATTTTTGAGTTGGGATGCAAAACCGACAAGACCGCGAATACTCGGCATCAACGCTTCAAGCTGGGCGGCATTTGCCTTTTTAAGCCTGTCCATTATAGTAATCAGACCGGCTCCCTTGACTGAATTCTCATCTAATGTAAAGCCAAGCTCGGCCGCCGCCTTTCTGGCGGCCTCGGAAGGATTAATGAATTGATTCAAAATATTCTTTAACGCCGTTACCGCTTTATCCGCTGAAAGCCCTGCCTTTGTCATCGTCGCCAGTGATGCGCCTACCGCCTCCAGTTCGATATCCAGATAGGCGGTCAAGCCTATCACATCACCTACATTACTTGCATAATCCTCAAAATCCATCCGGCCCCGACGAACCGTAGCATGCATAATATCCTGAAGTCTGGCTGTTTTTTCTACCTCCCAGTTGTATGCCTTTAATATCTGAACCGTAGCACTGACAGTGACATCGGCTGTTGTAAAACCGCCGATTGCAGATCGAGTTGATTTGTTTAAAACCTCCATTGCATCGGCGGCATCTATCGTTGACGAAAGAATATCATAAGTACCTTTTGTCATCGAGGCGGCCGCTTCACCGTATTCACGTGACATACGGCGTATTTCTTTGTCATACTGAGGCAGATATTTTATTGTCTGAGAATCAAGCTGTGTAGAAATTTTAGCCAGACCCTTTTCGTAATCGGCAAATTCTTTAATGGAATCTATTAATTCCCTCCGCAGCATATACATCCCACCGCCGACACCGGCCATCGCCAGCATACTCCGGCCGAGATTCATCACTGTTGTCTTGACGGAATTGAGCTGGCGATTATAGGCGGCAATCTCCCCGGCCGCCTTGTTCTGTGCGGTAAACTGAGCTACTATTCTGCGAACATCCTCAGCCAATTTTCACTCCATAAAAATAGTTCATAAGTCATAAGTGCATAAGCCTTATGATCCTTTGCCCTTGTGCTCTTTTGCTCTGATTAGCCTGCGGCTAATCCAGTCCCATCGCAACCACATCGACATCCATTGTGCTCGATCCCGTACCATCATGCTCAAGCTTGAGATTCTTATTTGTTGTCAAATCAAGACCAGCTGCCGATGGATCCGCCCATAAAAATACTCCGCCCGGTTTGATTAATGCAATATCCGAAGTATCTGCAAAGATATCCAGATCGTTGGATGCGCCGCCGCCGACTTTTAAAGTCGCATCGGATGAGTTATTCTTGATATAAAGAAACTTTAACGCCTCCATCGTCAGCGACTGTTTGAATATATCCAGCAGCGAGCCGCTTGCATACAAATCCAGTGTCGTATTGGCACCATCGGCAAGTGTAGCTGTGTCGGCATAGATGACATTAACTGCGTTAGCTGCCGTCCCGTAGGTCCAGAGCTGGTTATCGACCTGGATAGGGATCATCGTTTCTGCCAGATCGCCGGAAAGATAATGCTTGAGATTTATTTCTACCCCGGCCCTGCCGCTGATTCTCGTCGAACCGACGGCGTAAATAACGGAGGCCAGAATACAAAACACAGAACACAGGACACAGAACATTAGAATTGTTTTTACTCGTTTCATTTTTAATTCTCCTTAATATTTATAAACCAAATGCCCTTTTTATTTGTTCTTTCGTCGGCGGTTTCGGAACATCCTTTTCATGGTCGAATGTCCCGTTGAGCTGTTTCCAAATCCGGTCAATTTCTCTTTTTAATCTGCCGTTTTTATCGCCGCACATCGATATCTCAACTATATAACCTAATAGCAGCGTTCGCAGATTCTCGGCAGGTTCGCCCGCCGGCCAGTAATATTCTAAGACCCATTGCTCTTTAAGCTCTCTTGCTGTGTGTCTTTCGAGAAGTTCTGTAACTGAGCATCTGTAATCTCTCGCAGTTTTAACAAGCCATCTTCGCCAAGGGTCTCTACCAAGTTTTTTAGTATGTCCTCCAGGCCTTCGGGGTTCTGGCCGTTGATCCGAAGTGCCATTCTTTTTATCTTGGCCAGCTCTTTTGCAGGCCAGAAAGAGGCAATTACATCCACATCTTCCTTGCCGTAAATGTAATTGTAATTCTCATCGCGAATGGCCACCTGGCATATCTTGGCGGTTGCCTTGTTTCGAATCTCCGGATTAGGACTTTCTTCGTAAGCCCTGCACGCTTCCGCCTCAAAACTGCTGAACTCTACTACATAAATCTCCTGACCAAAAAAAGTTGCCTTTTCTTTTTTACGGTTTTTCTGGTCCTGTGTTTTTTGTACTGCCTGCTTGATCTCCTTTGCCGACGGCATTAACCGCTCCTTTCGTTTTGACTGTCTGATTTTCAGTTACGACTTTTGCCCGATTGCCTTTGATAAGCCTTTTGGCATAATATAAATCGATATCTTTGCCGACCGTTTTTCTCTGGCCTTTTTTGCCTGCCATTTCTTTCGGTGCCGAGCAATCGTCCACGTGCTCGATGATATCTCCGTTCTTTAAGCTCATTGAATATCCTTTCTTATAAGTTAATAAGTGCACAAGTCATAAGTGCATAAGGCTTATGCTCCTGTGCTCTATTGCTCTTTCGCTCTGACCTTACGCCGCTACATCGGTATAAGTTGCCTTGCCGCTTCTTGCGAATGTCACATCGACCGAGTGAGGCTCGCCCGCGGACCCGAAATTCGGATCGCCGAGAGTTGAAATTATCGCATCGCACGAGATTGAGCTGGTATCGCTAAATGTGACCAGTAATGTCGCCTTCGTTCGGGCGAGATAATCAGTGTTAAGGTCGTTGTAAACGCCCTCGTTTGAACCGTCATAATAAACAGTAATCGATAGCTCACCTGAATCGATAAGACCTGCGATCTTTTCCTTGCAATTATCCTCACTGTCAACGGATGCTATTGTAAATATGTCGGTTGAACGACTGCCGTTATGAGTTTGCATCTCGCCGATATTGTTGCTGTTAAATGTCAATACCGTACCGAGTGATGTTATTGCGTTTGAAGCCATTTTTTATTCTCCTTAAAAATTTTAATTTATGATTTTTAATTTTGCCCTTACGGGGCGCTATAGCCATCCTTCAATGCCGTCTGGTAAAGAACCTCGGTCTTTATTATCATTTCAACCCCACCATCGATAATAGCTTCATTGACCGAAGGGCAGTCAATATTCAGGGCCAGCCCCCCGCACGCCCGGCCCAGGGCATTGCCCGCCAGTATTGTCCTTCTAATAGTCTCAGCGAACCGGGCAAGAACGGTATCCGCCGCCGTATCTACCGGAAGATCTCTGATTATTGCATAAAGCATGAAAACCGCCAATTCGGTCCTGCTCGAAGTAGTTGTCGTTGATTGTGTATCATAAGGTCCTAACTCGATAATAACGTCGCCGTGTGCGAACTGGCTCTCTTCCCAGTCAAGAATCTTCGGCCGGACACTCCGCAACGTCAAGGTTGCATCCGGGTCCTGAACGCCGTCTAAGGCATCGTTAATCCACTGGGCAATTTGTTCAATTATCGGTTCCGCCATTTATCTTTTATTCCATCGTTTAAGCATATATCCCGTGCGCTGAACAATCTCTTTTTGAAGTCTTGTAACTCCTTCGTCCCCAAGTCTCTTCATGTCCTCGGCCTTTATAAATTTATCCAGTCCCGGCGCCCTCTGTGCGTAAATAGCCTCTATATTTCTGCCTCGCCAGTCGATTCTTTTAACCCGGCCGATATAATACCTTGATCGAAGCCATACCTGCCTGCCGCGACTCTCGCCGGTCGCTATAAAGGCATGTCGCAAAAGCTGCCGGCCTCCCCCGAAAGGCAATCGATAAGTCACCCCCGCATCCGTCTGCTGCGGGTCGAGATCAATCAATGGCTTTGAGTAAGTCTCGGCATATAAAGCTGTTCGTAATTTCGCTGTTGTAGGGTAATCGATATGCAAATATTTTTTTATATCGCCAATATTGGCCTTGTTTCCTTTGCCGCGGCTGGAAATCCTTGATTTAACGATTCTTGATAAAACCGCACGAGAATGCACAACCGCTGCTCTTAAAGATGCGCGGGCCACTCTCGGCCAGGCACGCGGGATTGCACGAAGAATGTGCTGTGCCTCTGCTATAGATTTTTCATCAAGTTTTATTTGAACAGCAAGCATAATTGTTAGTTTTTAGTTTTAAGTATTAAGTTTATTTTAAGAGACTCAATACCCCTGCTACAAGACCACCACCGCCGGCGGCCGCTGAGCCGAGACACAAGCCTACAACAATCCACTTTGCTTTTATCACCGCCTGACCGTGCGGGCAGGAAGCCACATGAGCAACCATTACCTCTTGTATAATATCTTTGGCAACCTCCCTGGCCGATTCGTGTATATATGCCTTTTCTTCAGCATTCAAAGTCATATCTATCTCCTGTCTTCTGTCTTCTGACTTCTGTCTTATTTCGACTCGTACCATACCCAGACAGTTGTCTGTTTTATTATTCTCGTCAATCTAAACAGCCGGGCTGCGGATCCTTTTCTCGGTGGACAGCTTATCGTCTGGCCCTGCTCGAATTCATCGGCTGCTATCCCGATAGCCGAGTCGTTGGCGGTCTTGATCTGTATTAACGGACTTCGATGCCTGATGCCCGGCGATGCCTGGCTGGCATCTTCAAGGTGCTTGATTATTACAGTAATTTCCCTGCTCAAAACACCCGGCCGATAGATCGCATCTATCCCGAACTGATCGAGAAAAGTTTCGCGAGTATTCAAGACAGACTCATCGAAATCGTTCAGGTCATCCGGGGCCTCGTAGGTCGGCTCATCTATATAGACAAGCCTGCCCTTAGTCGCAATGGCCGTTATATTGTTACCGTAATTTGTCATATTTTTATCGTTATCGAAGGCGGCGAAGTTTCGTTTGTAGTAATCTCGGCTATTACAGTAGTCTCATCGTCCGGATCGAGTATTTCGTAAGTGCTCGTCGAGCCGGATTTGAGCTGCATTTTCATTACTGCAAACGCGTTAATAATCTTCATTACCTTTGCAAAAGTCCACGTTCCACCCTCGGTGACATCGGTTAAAAGCAGTGATTGTGCTTTGTCGCCAAGATGCTCGTTATAGACGATATTAAGATTCCCGCTTTCTTTAGCATAAGAAATATAATTAACACCCGATAGCCAGGCCGCCGCGGCAATCGACAAGCTCCATGCAGCTCCGCCCTTATACGTAGCCTGACCCGCCGATGATTCTGCCGCCTGCCAGGAGCTGTCCGAGGCCCGGAACCATTTACCGGCGTTGTCACCGTCCTTGGCGATCAGATAGAAATTGACCGTGCCTGATGTGATCGCCGAACCGCTGGCCTTGGCAACTACATCGAGAAATACGGTATTAGCCTGTCCCGCAGTAAAAGTCTGCATTATTTTAACCGTTCAACTGGATTACCATACTTACCTGAAGCGAATCACCGTCCTGCAGCGTCCTTGTAGCTGATAAAGCCGCCACAGCAACAAGTTTGCCGCTATCGTCAACCGTAGTGCCTATAAAGGCATGAACAGCCCCGCTCCATGCACCGCCGCTGGCGGTAAATGTTACGGTTTTTGTAGTAACTTTTCTGTCATTGGTCCCGGCAGTTGCAGATGTCAAATCGACATTATCACTCGCAACAGTCTGTCTTGAATAATTATTGCCTGAAAGCTCGGTCAAATCGGCAAGCGATGCATCCTCTGCAACCGAGACATCAGTACACAAACCGATATAAAAATTAGCAGGTACCGATTGCTCCTCGGTCATGGCAGCTTCGAGAATAAACTGCAATCCTTCTGTACATAGTTCATCTGACATTTTTATTTACCTCAATAAAAGTTTCTTTTACCGGTTAATAACAATATAAATCAAATACTAATTTGTTTTCGATCCGCCGAGAGCACTTACGCTTAATCTTTCTCTTGCCTTCATTTTGTCATTGGCTTCGGCTTTTATATTCTTGGGTTTCGGTATTCTGGTGACAGGTTTGACATCGAATAAAACATCCTTCTCGAATAGACTGTTGCATCCGGGGCATTCCAGACCGTCATCGGTTGCCAGCCGAAGCCACTTATTAATACCGTAACTGCCTTTGCATTTCGGGCAGACAATCATTTTTTCCTTATCCAGATCGTCACCGAACTTGCCGAAGTTTTTTAAATCCTTAATTTCCATTTTAACCTCACTTTATTTGTGTTTTTTTAACATTAGAAAAGACGCCGCGGCAACATAGCCGCCGACAGGAATATATGTATCGCTTTGGTCCGCAATCGCCGCCGCTTCAATCGTTAATTGCTCTATCATAGTTTGGATATCTGAAATAGATATTTCACCCTCTGCTGT